TGTCGTCCGTCACTCTCACTCAAGCCGGTTTGGTTGATTCGAAGAGTTTCGTGGCGCCTTTGATCGACGGAGCGTATGAGCTCCCCGTTAACACCACAAACACCGTGTGTCTTGGCTTCGGCAATGAGTCGAACCTCAGCAGTAATTGTGTCATCAAGACTGCCGAACGTTCAGACGAATGCCTGTCGCCGGATGGTCGGGGCGGGACATTACTGGCCTGGACGGCTAGCATGTCTCATGTGTTGCGCAAATGTCTGTGCAATGCCCACAACGCCCTCACCAACCGCCATGGGGCCAAGCCGCCGCCCGTCTTGGACAACGTCTGCGATGTGTTGCCCGACTTCCTGGAAGTGTTTCGGGGCTACGACGCCGAATTCATCATGCACCCGATGCATGACTGGCTAACTTGGTTTTCGAAGTGGCCAGCGGCGAAGCAGCGAGCATTCCTACACTCGCGCGACACGGAAGATGTCGTGCCTGGGAAGGTGAAAGCGATGGTAAAGCGTGAGATCAACCACAAGCTCCCGACAAAGGCCCGCCTTATACAGTTCTATAAGACGTTGGCCACGCAAATGGAGTTTGGGCCGGAGTTCTACGCGTTGCAGAAAGTCGTGACGGATAAGTTCCGGCGACATCGCATGGGCGACATAGATGTCACGTTCGCGTCCGGGATGAATGCCCAAGGTTTGGGCACCTGGATGGAGAATGTGCTAGCGGACGGAGCGGTGATGTTCTACGAGAGGGACGGCAAGAATTGGGACGCCAGCATGCAACGTGAACATGCCGATTTTCGTCGCCTATTCTATGCCGGGTTTGATGAGCGGCTTGCAAAGTTCGTCCACGAATGCAATTTCGTGAAGGGCATGTCCGTTTTCCCCGGTGGCGTCCTCCGGTATTCCGTGAACTACACCGTCAAGTCGGGTCACAACGACACGACTCTTGGTAACTCTCTCGTGAACGCCGCGATCGCGTATGCAGCATTGAAACGAGCCGGCGTCCCCGCGTCGATATTGGTTGCCGGTGACGACCTTTTGGTCGCCACCTACGAATATGTCGACGTTAAGACGCTGGTTGCCTTAGAGATGAGGTATGGGATTTCGCCTGAAGCCCAGACATTTGTGGATTTCGAGCGCGTCACATTCATATCTGGAACCTGGATGTCGGATGGTTCCCAGATAGGGTTCGTCCCACAGCCAGGCCGCATTTTTGCGCGCCTGTGGTGGACCGTCAAACCCCCGGGCCACAAACAAACTGCGATGTATTTGCGCGGTGTGGCTCGAGGGCTGGCGGGAGTGGTGGGCACTATGCCCCTACTCAGGACCTTTGTGGGCGCGTTCGATTCATTTGGTGAAACGCGGCTGTTGTCAGATAAGTGTTATAATTTCCGAGGTTCGGCTTTCTTTTTCGAACAAGATGGGATTTATGGCTCTTATTTCCGGCGGTATGGGTTGGAACGTTCAGATATAGAGGAATGCGAGGCGTGGCTAGATAGCCTGCCCCGTAGGCCTCTATATTTGAAGCATCGTGTGCTCGATAGGATCATGGAAGTGGACCTAGCGGACATTTCCGAACGTGAACGGATCGACTACGAGCATTTCGACGACATGCAGCGGAAATTTCTGGCGCGGCCGCGCGTGTCAGACTTGCCGGTATGGCAACCTACAAATGCCGAGGCAGTGGACCACGTTGTCCAGTATAAGCCCGGTGAGAGGTTGGTCGTTGACGATTTCGGCATAACCGAAGTGCCGCCCAAGGTTCAGGGGGCGGGTTGGGCTTGCAACCAATTGCGGAAAGATTGCCTCGAAAGGAATTCCCCGATTGGTGTGAGCGTGCCGGGTCAGCGGCGCAATGTGTTGCGCCGTAATGACTAAGACTGATGCGTGCAAGGCGAAGTTACCACCTTACTAGGTATTAAATCGTTGTTATGTCGCTGCTGCGAGATCGTGATCG